TTAGTCGAAACTGTAGATAGTTTGTAAAAAATTAAAAAGTTTTATCCAAAAAACCATAAATACTTTATATGGCACGCACAATTCAAAGTCCCGGGGTAGAGATTGCTGAAAAAGATTTCACACAAGCAACCGCTGGTGTAGCACCAACCACAGTATTTATTTCTGGATTTGCTTCTAAAGGACCTAGCTCAGAACCAATTAGTATTACATCTTTGGCAGAATTCGAACAAGTCTTTGGTGCACCGACCAATTCTGCAGAAAGATATTTTTATCACACCACAAGAGCTGTATTGCAGTCCCCTGCTAGCGTATTAGTCTACAGATTACCCTATGGTCCTAATGCTGGTGTCGATACAAGCAATGATTTTAGTGCATTAGTTTACCCTGTTGCATCTTATGTTAATGGTGCTTCGTCAACAAACTTAAATCTTTCAGTTTCCGGTGCTTATTTCTTCGGTGAACCTACACATCTTAAATTAACACAAGCTGAATACCTTTCAATTTTACGCGGTGATGGATTTAACTGGGCCTCTAATACAGGTGGAGCTACTACATTTAGTACTGTAGCTTCTCTTGCTAATGCTGGATTAGTCATTTTAAATAAAGCCCAATCTACAATTAATAATAGATTTGAAGGAACATATATCGGATTAATTGATAATTTAAATCTTAATCCTGCCACTCCTTTTAATGGTATAGGTTCCGTATTATCTGTTAATACAAGTGCAGCTGCAATTTACGGTGATAGTTATGTCAATATTCCTTCAACAAGACTTAACTTTAGTTTATCTGCTGAAGTTGGTGGTGGAAGTGGTAGTGTCTCAGAAGTAGTTGAAAATATACCTTCATTTGAGATTTCATCCAGACAGTTTGATGATACAGCCATACTTGGTGTATTCGGATTACGTCAATCGGTATTCTCTCCTGATACAATCGCGCTTGATTACGTTTTACGTGAGAGCTTCGTAGGATCGCTTGATTTTAACAGACAAATTAACACTGAAAACGGTGGGCCTGCTACTAGCTTCTTCTTAGAGCAAGTTGACGAATCATCGTTAAATGCTACCGTATTAGTTAACCCGTTTATTTCAAATAGAAATCAAACAACATGGCTTGGTGTTGACGGTACACCTCGTAAGAAAGCTCGTTTTCTTAGCAGATCGGCTCTCAATCCTTTAGCTAACGAAACAGCTGATGAGTATGAAACAAGAGTTGGTGCACCGGTTGCACAAGTTCAAGGATTTTATGAGTTTCTTGGTGGTACAGACGCTCTAATTGCATTAGGTGATTATAGCAACCAAGACTTATCTACAAAAGAGATTGGTAACTTACCTACAAAACTTCAAGTAGCTCTTGATAAGGTTAACAATTCGGATTTATTTCCGATTAATATTGCTTTAGAAGCCGGTCTGGGTACAGTTTACGTTAATTCGTTTAATCCACGTACACTTGGCTATTTTGATGATAGCATACCGTACGATTCAATGACAAGCTCTCTCACAGCACAAAATGGTCTATCAGTACCAACAGCTATTTCACAGTACAACGGTGTAGCTAATGCATTCTTAACATTAATTGATAACCGTAAAGATCTTATCTTTATCGCAGATCCTTTAACAAACATATTTGTACAGGGTTCAAATGTAAAGACATTAGATGTTCCTACAAATACATTTGCTGGCAATATTTATTGGCCGTTAAGGAATCAATTTGCTTCGCTAAATACGAGTTATGCTTGCACATTTGCTAATTGTGTTAAGGTATCAGATGTTGCCTCATCTCAAGAAGTATGGGTACCGTTCTCAGGCTTTGCAGCTGCAGCAATGGCTAATACTGATAGTAATTACCAGCCATGGTATGCACCTGCAGGTTTTACCCGCGGTATTCTTGCTGGAGCTAATGATATTGCAATTTATCCTAAACAGAAGCAACGTGATCAGCTTTATAAAGCTAATTTAAATCCTGTTACATTCTTCCCTGCTGAGGGATTTGTAATTTTCGGTCAAAAGACACTGCAGAAGAAGCCTAGTGCATTTGATAGGATCAATGTACGCAGACTCTTCTTGAGTCTTGAAACTTCAACAAGAGATACTGTTAAATACTTTGTATTTGAGCCAAATACACTTTTTACACGTACTCAAGTATTGAATAGCATCACACCTATTTTTGATAATGCTAAGAATACACAAGGTATATATGATTATCTAATTATTTGTGATGAAAGAAACAATACACCCACAGTTATTGATGATAATACGTTGATTATTGACATATATATCAAGCCAGTTCGCACTGCTGAATATATTCTTTGTAATTTTTATGCAACAAGAACAGGAACAAGCTTCCAGGAGATTATCTCGTAAGAGTAATAAGGAATAAATAATTTTATGGCAGATGTAAATCAACTTATTACCGACTTTTACAGAGTAGCTTCTACTCGCGAGTTCGCTCGTGATTTTAACTTTAGAGTGCTCTCAATTAATACCGGCGGAGCAAGCACAGTAACATTTGATGAAAATGATTTAGTATATGTAAAAACAGCCTCACTACCTGAAAGATCTATTACAAATATTGCTGTACCTTACATGGGATTAAACTTTAATTTACCCGGCAATGCAACCTATCCAGGCAGTGAAGCTTATGCATTAACGTTCTATGCCGATGCTAATTCACAACTTCGTCAGAAATTCGAACAATGGTCAACAGATATTTTTGATGATTCAAATTCTACTGGTAATTACTTTGCTCCTAAGCAGACTGCCATTATCGATCTCGTTCAGCTCGACAATCAAATGAACAAACAATCACAGTATCAACTAGTTGGTGCATCGGTTAGAAGTGTTGGACCCCTGCAGTATAATATTGCCACAGGAACAGGCGAGACAATTGAATTTACCGCCACAGTTTCGTATCACTACTGGAGAAAAATCTCTTAAATCTACTCAGTTAACTAAATAATTAAGTGAATAACCCGTTTACGAGTGCACTTAATGGTTTAGGACAAAACTTTACAGGGCTTGCTACAGGTAATAATCCATTATTCGCTCCTCAAGTAACTAATCTTTTCGGTTTTAATATCCCCGGTGTTCCGATTGTAAGTGTAAGGGATTATTTTCTCTTTCAAATGGAATCGTGGTTTACAGCGATTCCTAATTCATCTCAATGGATAGTTGTTATAGATGCATATCCCCGCGCTCTTAGAACCAATATTATTCAAGGATTAGAAAGAACAGATGGTTCTAAGAAAGGATTTAATATTGATTCTGCTGTTAATATTTTAAATAGTTTTCCTTTACAAAAAGTTATTGGTTGTTTATTTGCACATGCAATAACAGTACCTACTGAACAGTATGAAGTAATGTCCGCCTCTGTACCTAATAATAGAGGATTTTTACCCGGTATTTTAGGTGGAGGGAGAACAACCGAACCGCCCGCACTAGTTATTGATTTTAGAGAAACAAATACATCATTTATTGATTTTGTTATTAGACCGTGGGTTATTTTAGGATCGCATTATGGTATGACAGCACGCCCTGGTGACACAGGTAGCTCCAAAGACCTTAAAAATATGAAAGTAAACATGACTTTACTTGAATATACAAGAACCTTACACAGCATCTCAATGATACCTAGAAAAGTATTTAACTTTTACAATTGTGTGCCTTATCAAGTATCTGAACAGTCTTTAGATTATTCTGATGATAAATTAACAACATATTCTACACGCTGGACGTACTCAAATTATACTGTTGAAAATAATCTATATCTACCTGTTGCAGATATTGTTAATAGAATTTCAAATGGTGAAATTCCTAGAATTACAAGCTTTCAAAATGGTATTGGCAGCATTAACCCTCTTGGATTTTTATAATTTTCATGTTAAATAAGCTTTGTGGATGATTTTATATATCAAAGCTATATCCCGTCTTTAGAAAAGATCACTGATTTGTATGAGCTAAAGTATTCAACGTTTAAATCCCTTGTTAAAACGCTTTTAAACAATAATAATAAACAAATATCTCTTTTATTTGATAAAATATTAGATAATTTATTGGTTGAAAAGAATCTTAAACTTACGTTCTTCGATAAACTGTATCTTCTTCTTACAATTCGTACTATTTGTATAACACCTGTACTGGAACTTACAATACCTGATAAAATTACTAAAAAAGATAACCCGCTCTCTATTGATTTAACCAATATAATTACAACTTTAAAAGATATTACTATACCTGAAGAATTGCTACACACCGAAAAAACGTATAATAAAATACATGTTGAATATGGACTTCCTTATTCTTTATTAACTGAGAAAAATGAGAACAGTTTTTTAACTACAATTAAACGAATTAACTTTAACAACGAAGAAGTAGATATTAACGACTCAAATATTACTGAATTACTGCCTGCTAATATATTTAAAGATTGTAAAGAGCATTTTAATAAAATAGAAAAATTCTTTGAAAGTTATTATCTTCTTAATTTTAAGTTACCTAATGAAAAAATTGAACTTAATATCTCGCTTGCGGATAATACAGTTTTAGAATTTTTAAAAATAATCTTCAAGCGCGATCTCCTCTCTCTTTACGAATTTGAGTATTATTTTGTCACAAAAGCTAATCTTGGCAGCAATTTACTATACAATTCCACACCTGCTGAGATAAATGTATATATGAACCTCTTCAAGAAAGAGATTGAAGAG